ATCCTTCCGGGCAAATAGCGGCATACGCCTCAAAATAGCCGTGTTCCGGGCATTTATAGTCATTAAGTATGCGTGGCATAGTTATCTCCTTAATTGTTCATCTATATCAAGATTAGAGTAGTCAGCCTTGTTTTTAAGGCCGATTTTCAGTTTTATTTGCCCATTTTCGACCTGCAAACCCATTGAACGGGCCATTCTGGGTTTGGATTCTTTGCGATATTGGACGAATCGAGTCTGGTCACGGTTCATCATTACCGCTACTTCGCCCCGCAGCCAGGACTGATATCCCTTGGAAACCCGGCGCTGGACGTACTCAGTGAGGGGTTCTTCCTCCTTGATAAACACCAGGCGCAGAATTGCCACGGATACTCCGCACAATTCGGCAAACAAGGGGATGCTGATACCCCGATTCTTGTCTGACAAAAAACGCTTTATTGTCCGTTTTAGGTCTTGACGGGGAATGACGGGCTGCATTACTGAAATCCAATCCGTTTCAGGTAGTCACCCACGGTGCGCTGGCTGATGTCACCGATTGCGCCGTTGTCCTGCTTGGGTTCTAGCTTCTTGGAACGATCACGGGTCAGGCGCATCTGGATGAGGCGGGGTTGCACCTGCTCGGCATAGGCAGCGCAGGCTAGAGCCGAGGCGATTACCCGGTCATCCTTGTTCCTGCCGGATGCCTCAATACTTGCGCCGTCACGGATGATGGTTTTCATTTCCTCAATGGTGTCGATAGACAGGACTTCCATCATGCCGCGTTCAAAGTAATCTTTCATGTAGGACAGCATCCGTTCCTTGGTCGCGCTAGTAGTCTGCCAGCCAATGCTGTTGCTGATGCCGCCCATGTTGTCGTTGCGCCGCCAGAGGTAGTTGGTCATGTGCGAGAGGACATCCATCAGGTCACGGCCTCGCTGACCTTCCAGCATGGACGCTTGCCTCTTGAGGTTCCTTAACTCATTGATGACGGCCTGCCCTGGCCCATTGATTTCGAGGTTGAGGGTGGAGTTCTTGTAAGCGCCGGCAATGTGAGCGATGGCCCAGGCGAACTGGTAGGTGTTCATTTCGCTGGTGGCAAATTCCAGCACCTGCTCGAGCCCGTCAGCGTAGGCGCGGTAGACCTGAATGCAGAAACGATCTGCCCAATCGGATGAGCCGTAGGCAGGGTCAGCGCCAATGACGTAGTAGGCCGAGTCAATCGGTTCTTCCCAAACGCGCATGGTGGCAAGGCGGTCAGTAGACTTCATGCACTCGGTGTCAGTGAAGTTTGCGCCCATGCTGTAGCGGTAGCAGTCAGGGGTTAGCTTCTTGGCATTCTTCATTGCGTCCGTACACCGGGCGTTGCTGAAGTAGGAAGTGCCGGTCATCACGAAGGCGTAGTCCTCGGTGGGCGGGAACTCCTGATACATCAGCGCATCGTCCTTGATGCCTTCATGCAGCTTCCAGCGCCACCAGGCCATCTGACGGGAATTGATCTCGACGTTGTATAGCTTCTTGATGTCGCGTGTCCACTCCCGTTCTTCAGGGGTCAGCTTGCCATCCCAGTAGACCTTGTAGGTCTGACTCTCAGCCGGCAGGGAATAGAACTGGTTGCGCCACCATCCGCAAAAGATAGCCCGTTGGGTCTTGGCACGTTTGGCGGTGACGTACATATCGTGGAACATATTGAAACCCTGGGCGGTACTCTCAAACATATAGAGGCGTTCAGGATTGGTTTCAGCCAAGGACGCTATCAGGGAGGCTAGGCCCTCCTCATTGCCCCAGGAAGCCGTTTCCGTGCCGTGCAGGTAGGTGATGGCCTTACCCTGCCCCAGACGGCTCTTGTTGCCGGCAATCTGGTAGAAGATACGGGAACGGTTTTTTAGCACCATCTGGTTTCTGTTATGGGCTATCAGGGGTATCTTGTACTCCTTGGGTAGCCCATCCATGTACATAGCAAGAGTAGACCGGAACATATCCCGGTTCTCCTCGGTGTCAGATACCAACGTACCCTGCCAGCCAGGGTGGATGAATTGCCAGTACAGGTCGAGGGCAAGGCTGATGGTTGTAATGCCAAGCTGCCGACCCTTCAAGATGACGAACATATGGATGTCCTCATCCAGACCTTTGGCAATCTCATCCATGACATAGGTCTGTGTGCCCAGCAGGGTGTCCATACGCCGCAGGCCCTGCTCCTTGGTTTCGATCTTGAGTTGGGAGCAAAAGGCATAAAACTGCTTGAGATTAAACTTCATGGGTAACACCACGCCAGCAGACATTCTGGTCTAGCAATAGTGTGCCATTACCCCTAATCCAATTCTTGCCGTTCCAGTAACTTAGCACGCACAACCAATCAGAACCAATGATGTAGTCCCCTTGTCTGACTGGCTTTATCCATGATGGATACCAATCCGTCAAAGTCAGTCCCTTGTAGTTTTCCATGTGCCATTTCTTGAGATTAAATTTTTTCATGTCTAGCCCATGGGTAGCCATCAGGATACTTGGCTCTAGTCTGGATGTTGCCCTGGAAGAAGAACGGGCGCAGGTCACGATTCGGGTTGAGGCGATAGTTCACGGTGTACAAGCCAGAAGCTGCATAGATCATATTCTGCTGTTTGAGGTAGTTGAAGATGTACCTGTCCCCAATCATCAGTTCCCCGGTAGTCTGATACCAGAGGGGGGCGATGCCAGTAGCCAGCTTCCTATCCATCAGGTAGCAGTTCACATCCACCAGTTCCCCGTATGTGCCAATGGACTCAAAGTTGTCTTGCGCCCAGAAGCTGCCATCAGGGTTGACCAGGTTTCTCAGGCTGTGGGCTACGGCATTCTCACCCTTGGCCTTGACCAGTTCCTCGATGTGTTCTTCCTCAAACCAGTTGTCATCATCCAGCCAGCAGATCATGTCCTCTTGCACAAGGTAAGCAGAAGCGGCACAGATGCCAGCATTCATCAACCCATTGCCACCCGTCTTGACGGGCAGTTCGATGATCCTGGTATCGAAGCTATAGCCCAAATCAGGGGAGGGCGTAACCCCATCAAAGAAGATGTAGTGCTTGCAGGGGTAACTCTGCCTGGCAATGCTGTCAATCGCCTGTTGCAGTTCCTTCCTACCCGTTGTGGCTGTGACTACTGCTACTGTTTTCATCCATCCCCCAGTTGTCTCAATGCTTCCCGGTACGCGCCGCAGTACGGGTCAGTGCCTTCCTTCACCTTCTCCTTGTACCAAGCCTTCAGCTTGTCCTGATACAGATCATCCTTTTTCCAGTAGCTGTGATATCGGATGATCTCCTGGACTACAAACTTCTGGTTCAGGTTTGACACCCTTGAACTCCCCCTCATAGTCCGAACACACCCGGAAGGAAATCACCTCATTCAAGTGGCAATACACCCCGTCCGTAAACGGAATGCTCTCACTGTGATAGCAATCCTTGCACTCAGCAATCACAACACCCTCCACACCCTCACTCCACCTTCCACCCGCTTGGCAGTGTACTTGGTGTTATAGGCTTTAGCTGCTTTCCTATTCTTATTGCATACATAGATAAGCAAGTTATTCCTATCTTCATTCACCAAGAAGCTATCACCCACTTGCATCTGGGTGTACGGGTACACTCCACCTTTAGCCTTAGTCCTCGGTTCCGGTATCTCAATGCCCTTCTCCACTACGATTACGTTATCCATAAGACCCTCCGTTAAAGAGTTGGCACGATAACACAAAACACAGATTTTCTTTGGGGGGGGTGGCGTATGGTGGCTCCGCACATAGGCCATCAAAGTACCATCGAAGGGCGCATGGGATGCGTGAGTAAGCACTGACTGGCTTATGCCCATGCCCAATGCCCTAGCCATGCCATGCCAGCGTAGGATGCCATGCCAAGCGGATAGCAGTCCTGCCCATGCCAGCCCGATCTTAATTCCCTTGTGGGCGAACAGGGACAACCTATCTCCCCCCTATCTCAATCAGGAAGCATTCTCATCTATACATAAAACACAAGATACTAATATACATATATATATGTACATACTATACGAATGCCTTTATGTTAGTGAGTGCTTACATACCTGGATTGAGATAGCATCCAGGATAGAATAATCTTATCGCATAATAAAAACATTCAATGAAACTATCTATTGCATTGTGCGTTCTAACCTATATGATGTATCTGTTGTTGTTGTATATCTATAACTTACTTATGAGGATAACCATGAAAATGAAATGCTATCGCAACGGTCACGCCAGCATGGAAAGGCTGTTCCCGTCCGGCTTGTATCTTGTTCGATGCTACAAAGGGACAGAATTGCACGATAAGATCCGCTGCGATACCTACCGTGCGGCATTGGACTATTACCGTGCCTTTTGCGCTATTGCCAAAGCAGCGTAAGGGGCTAACCATGTATCAGATCGAGCATTTCACCCTATGCGACGGCTGGATCAACACTAGCACCGATGACAATGGCGAGGCGGTGCTGTTCGATACGCTGGAACAGGCGCAGGAAGCATTAGAATCGCATTGGCACGATTTACAGGCGGAGGGAATGGCAGAATCTTACTCTCCCTCCGATTGGCGCGTGGCAGAGGTTTATTCCAGCTTGTGCCGGTGCGGTAAACCTGATAACCTATGTAACTGCTAGTCCATTTATAACTATCTATCGGAGACAATCATGTATATGCTCGAAAATTCTCATGTATTTGAAACGAACAACCCTGAGTATCACCCGAAGGCAACCAAGCTCAAGAAAGCTGAAGGGGAAAAGCTCTACCGTGAACAATGCCGGCAAGCATTGCTGGAATGGCTGAAGCCGCGCGATACTGTCTACTGCACCCTGCGCCATGTCTCGCGTTCAGGTATGCAAAGGCGCATAGATCTTCACGCTATCGTCAATGGTGAAATGCGCTATCTGTCCGGTCTTGCTGCAATCGTTACCGGCAACAAGCTGCACCCCTCCGGCGGTATCGTCATCGGCGGGTGCGGCATGGACATGGGTTTTCACTTGGTGTATTCGCTTGGGTATTATCTCTGGCCTAACGGCACTCCCGAGCCGCATGGAAGGCGCAATGGCGAGCCGGATAGCGATGGCGGCTATGCTCTGAAGCATTCTTGGCTGTAGTGCTACCTGCTAACGGTTTACATGGTAGACTGTTAGCGGATTATCACTAGATAATCATTTATCAATCATTTATAGGGGTTCACTTATGAGAATCACAATCGACCGTAACGCACTCAAGGCCGTTTCACGCTTCGCAGCCGTGAAAGATATCCGGTATTACTTGCAGGGCGTGTTGATCGAATCTAACCCGCTGGAAACCCGCCTATGCGCCACGGACGGGCACACTCTGGCGGTACATCGTGCCGCTGCAAAAGGAGACAATGAAGGCGCCTGGACGGGTATCCTGCCCCTGGACGCGGTTCTGACCCTGCTAAAAATGAAGGCCACCCATAAGACCCTGAAGGATGCGCCCATTACCGCGACAATCCTCGAATCGGGAGAGATTCGCTGCGATTGGGTAGGCCAGTCGATCATCTGCCGCGCCGTTGACGGGCGATTCCCCGATTATCGGCGCGTGATTCCCGAAGCATTGGACGGGTTGCCCTGCTGGATCAATCCTGATTATTTGACGCGGATTGTGGACGCTGCGAAGGATATCGGCGCAGCGTTTACCTTTGGCTTTGGCGGTACATCGTGCAGCATGGCGCATATTGGTTCAGACATGGTTGCCGTGGTCATGCCCATGCGAAACGATTTGACTACAGACGCATTTATCGCAGCATGGGCAAAGGATGCCCTGCCCGTGCCAGCAGAGGATGCCCCTGAAGCCGTCCAGGATGCCCCTGAAGCCGTCGAAACGGTCTAGCAGTGCTCTCTCCCTGCCCCTTGATACCAGGGGGCAGAGGGGGCGAGATTGCCCATTTATTTATTGAAAGGAAAAATTATGCTAACCACTGATTTTATTGGCACTTATGATTATGAGAAAACAGAGGCCGAGGCCGAGGCCGAGCATTATCTTCACTTGATAGCCGAGGCCAGCCAGGACGAACAGGAATTGTCTTACCTTGCGCGAAGCATGGGAAAGTTATCGGCGCACTGGGGCAAAATTCTGGAAACGCCAGAACAATTTGAGGAATTCTGCCAGCACTTCAACGCGAAAATGCCTGATTCACGCTTCTACATTTAATCTTAAGGCGATTCTGCCCGATATATCATTATCTATTTACAGGGGGTTATTATGTTTACAGTTGCTTATCATTCCAGGACTGACAAGAACGGCTGGCAGGAGATATGCCGGCATCCTATCGACTCGCCAGAGTGGACTGCCCAGGATCGAGCATTCATTTCTGAGATGGTCAAACAAGGCCAGATGGTCTTAACCTGCGGCTGGTCAATGTGGAACATTGTAAGGGAGGCCGCATGATGATTATTAATCATACACTCGCGCCCAAGCCTACGCCCACGCATACGCCAGGCCCATGGTACTCGCAGGGCCGCTACATTCTCAGTGATCCGCTACACCCTAGCATCGCCTGCGCTACGGTACTGAAGGCCCCTAGTCTCGCTCTGGAACCCCAATTCGAGGCTCAGGCCCACGCGAACGCTCGCCTAATCGCTGCTGCGCCCGATATGCTTCATGCCCTGCGCTTGATGCTACGCGAGCACGCTATCCATCAGCTAACGGCTGGCAACACCGGAGATATCTGGCCCTCTGCTACCCTGGCCCGTAATATCTTAGATCGCCTGGGGGAAGCATGACAGCCCCTTGGCGCAGGATTGCATCCGACCTGCTAGGCTGGGCTGCCCTGTACGCCCTGGCTGCCCTGCTAGGCGTGGGCTGCTGGCTGGCGGTGGTGCTACTTTTTGTCCTGGGGGGTTGACAGCCCCATGCGTTTGTGTGTTAGCATCCGTCCGTCTGTGAAAAAGAACAGGCCGCGTGTGGAAACGCGAATGTATCGAACGAACCCCTACGCATGGGTTTCGGTTGTTGAGAGTTTTCGATGCGCTCTTTTCCACCGCGACCTGAAACCCAGCCGTAGGGGTTTTCTTTTTGCAGGCTGCACCATACTGGGCAATGCAAGCAACAGCGGTATGCGTGGAGAGTGCTACTGGTGGCTAGGTCTGCAACAGCACACAAATGGGCGGCGAAGATAGCACCCATGACCGAAAGGCTGTCGGGTGTCGTGGCTCCGTCGGAGGACGATTCAAGGACGCATCGGCTAGGCTAGGTGCGTCCACCATCAGAGGACTGTGTAATAAGTAATAGGTAATGTGATATGTGTTAGTAGTAGTAGCATCATGTAGTAAATTTATTTTTTAACTTATCAGGAGATCATCATGCAAGAAAAATTCTGTGTCCATTGTGCGTTCTGTCAGATCGACATCAACGACACAAACCTATCCACCTGCCACCGCAGCATCACTCCGAAACGCAATCCCGTCACGGGTGAGGTAGTCAAGGTCTGGTGCAAGACCGAGCGTATGTATGACGCGGGTTGCGGTGTCGATGGTCGGCACTATGTCGAGATGAACACCAAGAAGCCCTCTGAGGCCAAGGAAGCATTCGATAGGATGTTCCACGGTGATGGTGACATGGACATCTTTGGACGCAACCTGAAGCAGGGGAGTTAATCATGGCTGACTTTTCACCGCATGAAAACCACTATTTTATGCAAGAGGCTGTTATCGCTGGCGATGCCGTCATCATCGAAACTCAAAAGAGACTCATACGCGAAGCCTACTATGCAATCAACGAACTGCTGGGACATAAGCCAATGCTCGGCGCATTCAATTACCACTTTCCTGATGGCAGGACGGCAGGAACACTAGGCAATTTGCGCGTAGAACTCAAGCGGGAGGGATCAATCAATGGCTGACTTCTCTCCACAAGCAAGGAACAGTGCTATCTGGTCAGGCGATGCACGACAGATCGCTGCTGGACGCGCTGCCGATGTATGGCTGACGAAAACCGGCCAGCAAGAGATCGAGGACATTAGCGATGTCGAAGCAGTCCAATGGGGACTACGGCTGCAAGAGCCGATAGCACGGGCAGTCGGTGACAGGCTGAAGGTCAGACTGAAGGAACTGGATATCGAAGGCACTCATGTCACCTTGCCCTGGATGCGTAGTCACTTCGATTTTGTCAGCGAGGACAATAAGACACTGTACGAGATCAAGAACTACAACGTCCATGCTCGCAGTAAATTCGGGGATGACGGTAGCCAGGATGTACCTGCCAGCGACATGGCGCAGTGCATCCACGAAGCTGCGGTATTCAATGTCACTACGGTCAATCTGTGCGTGTTGTTTGGTGGTCAGGAACTCTGTATCTATCCCATCAATGTCGATGATGCGCTGAAGCAAGCGATGATCGACCAGGAAGCTACGCTGTGGGCGCATATCCAGACTCGGACACCACCGGAGGCCACGCACCCTGATGACCTGCGCCGGCTGTTCAAGCGTGATGACGGCAGCTACAAGGTTGCCTCGCAAGAGGTACAGGCCGCTTGCATGAAGCTGAAGGAGATCAAGCAGACGATCAAGCGCCTAGAGGAGCAGGAGGAGATTCTCACTGGCATGGTGCAGAACTACATGGGTGAGACATCATTGATTCAGACGGTAGACGGTCATGCCCTTGCCACTTGGAAGAAGGCCAGCGATGGTGAGCGTTTCGATACCAAGCGTTTGCAGAAGGAAATGCCTGGTCTGTACGATCAATACAAGGTGACGAGCCTGGGAAGCAGGAGGTTTCTTGTCAAATGAACGAACGCGAAGAATTGAAGCTGGCGCTTGAGGCATTGGATGATTTGACTGCTGCCTACTTGTGTGGATTTTATGATGGTAAAAACAAATATGCACCACGGCGAGAATGGGTTGGGCTGACAGTTGGAGAAATTGAATTGTGTTTTTATGATGCGAATGATGCTCAAATTGTTGCCGCAAGAAGCATTGAAGCCAAACTGCGGGAGAAGAACGGTGGATGACATAGCAGAAAAAATCCGTGTCCGCATCATGCAGGAAGCGTATGACCTCGCAGACCGCAACGACAGCGAAGGCTACAACTCGGTCAAGGTGATGTGTAGTGATGTGTTGGCGCTTTTGCCGCGCCGAGAATGGGTTGGGCTGACGGATGAGGAGCGCGACCATTTTGAAGGTCTGCATCTTTATGCAGGACGAAATCAAGTAGAAGCATGGATTGAAGGTGTACCTGCTTTTATTGATGCTATTGAAGCCAAACTGCGGGAGAAGAACGGTGGATAAAGACGAAGCACTGAAGCTGGCGCTGGAAGCGTTGGAAGATTTGCAAGGTGGCTGTACAGACAGCGATGATGGGACAATCGAGGCAATTACTGTCTGTTGTCCAGAAGTCATCACCGCCATCAAAGCAGTCTTGGCGCAGCCGGAGCAAGAGCCGGTGGCTATGCGCTATGACTTTGATGGATATGGCTGGCTTTACATTGACAACGGCAGCGGCAGTAATTGGAGAGAAAAAATTAAAAATGC